AGATGGCATCGACTGCTTGCCTATCTTCAAGTTTATCACCCGCTTGCAGTTAAATCCAAGCAAACGTGCAGTCGATGAACTGTACACGTTCCTTGAGCATAAGTACCTGCCTGTTACCGAAACCGGCACGTTCCTTGCTTACAAGGCGGTACGCAACGATTTCACCGACAAGCATACTGGCAGGTTTGACAACTCTGTCGGCAACGTGCTGGAAATGCCACGCAACAAGGTGGATGATGACAAGGAGATTGGATGCTCCTATGGTTTCCACGCCGGTACGCTTGAATATGCATCCGGTTTTGCTTGTGGCAATGACCGCTTGGTATTGGTGGAAATTGACCCTGCGGATGTTGTGAGCATTCCAACAGACTGCAATTTCCAGAAACTCCGCACCTGCCGATACAAGGTCGTTGCCGAGTATGAGCGACCGCTCTCCGAGCAAGTCTACCAGTCCCGCTTCTCAACCGAGCATGATGATGATGTTGATGAAGAATGGGATGATGAAGACCTCTGCCCAGAATGCGAGTACGTCATTGACGATTGCGAGTGCGAGCGTTGTAATGGTTGTGCGGAACTCTCATCCGAAATTGATGGAGAAGGCTACTGCCCCGATTGTGCAAACGATGATGATGAAGACGGTTGCATGGCAGACCCTGACGAACCTGAACAGTTAAGTCTCCCACTTGACAACAAGATGCAGAGCGTTGACTGGACAAAGCAAACAGTCAATCTCATTAAGTTGGTGGGGCATCTCTTCTCCACCCGCCGACCTGCTCTTGCAATGTCGATTCGTCGAGATTTCGATGAGTATGATGATTCAACCCGCATCGCCTATCAGGTCTTGCTTAACCACACGACCACAGATGATGCTAAGAGCATCTACAACGAACTGAACCCCTAACGGGGTTCAGACCTCCCCAAGGGAGAGAGGCGAATGCCTCTCTCCCTTTTTTATTAATGAACGCTATTTTCTAAAAAATTCGAAAGAATTTTTTAGACTTTACTGATTGTTAATATTTTTGCAATATTTCGAGAGTGTGATATACTGTTCTTATGGGACTTAAGGTTAAATATTTCCAATGTAAAGATTGGGAAGCATACGAGGAAGAGTTTAAAATTCGAAAGTACCACGAGTACCCAGTAAATCGAGATAACTATATTCACGTTGCAGATTTCGAGTTTGAGACTGCCATAGGTGCAGAGCAATGTTTATGGGAATTAGTTTATCTTTTTGGCACTGAGGACTGGTACACGAACCCTAAAATCAAAGTCCATTCTATGCCACCGTTGAGACACATTCAAAAGACCGACGTTTTTACTCTGGTAAGTTTTGGTCAATATTCATTTGGCATCAAGCGCAATGAAGATATGATGGGTATGGCTTTCCCATTTGACTATTTCCAGGATTCGAGGTTTGATTAATAGGTAAAGTGAGCTCCCTTGAAGAAAATTAAAAATATTCATCTTGGGAGAATAACTTTATGGCATTTGTATATTCTAAAGCCACTTTTGCAGGCATTGTTACAAGCTTAGGTAACAGTGATGCATTTTTACAAGCGGCACAAACCGGAACAGCAACTTCAGGACTTTCACAACTTCAAACAGCAAGGGGAGATGTAGCAGATTGTTTGGGTGATAACGCAATTACCACTACAGACTTCGACGCATCAAATACTTTAGCCGCATCATTAAGAACTGCAGAAGGAAATGCACCAAGCACAATTTCATCTGCATACAATGGTGCTCTTACTGCCTTAGACACTTACATAACAACTGTAACTGGTTCTACTATTAAAGAATATTGGAATAGTAAAACTTCAGACAGAACAATGACTTTTACTGATAACTTTAGAGCATTTTTCCGCAGAGTTAAAGCTGATGAAGTTATTGTTCAACTTTATTCTGTTACTATGCCTGCAGCTGGTTCTACAACAGTTATTTCTTCAGTAGGATCCACAACAAATATGATTCCTGCTTTGTTAGAAGTAAGAACAGATACGGCCATTGGAAGTTCATTTGTTGCTAATTTTACTTGTGTTAAATCGGGCGGAAGCTCAGATTTAGTTTCTTTAACTGTTAATGCTGGTACTGCTATTTCAAACTATTTTTCTATTGGTGGAACTACAAAATATCTTTATGTTTCATCATTTAGTGGAACAGGCACATCAGGAAATGCCATATCTGTTTGGACTAGATAAAAAACATTAACTACTCCTAAATCCTAAGAAATTCTTATGAATTTCTTAGGATTTATTTTTGCTTAATAAAAAATATTTCTTGCTATATCTGACATCTGTGGTATTATTAATGCAAGTAAAGAGATTTACTAAACAGATGGAGAAAGTTATGAAGAGCAAAATCTTGCAACCAGTCATTGAGGCGTTGCAATTTAAAGTCAACTCTACACTAGGCGTATTTGCTGGTGAGTTTATTGAGCAAAGCGACTATGAATCACTTGGTTTACTTGCAAATCTTGGTATTGATTTGAATGCATACATTGACACCATTTTGCAATCATATTCAAGCCCCGATGCTACTTTAGTCATTGATGCTGAAATTGTAGATGAGACTGCTAGGACTGTTGAAACACCCACCAAAGTGGCAGAAGTTAAAGTCAAGCAAACACCCAAGCCAAAGTACAAATTCAGTGTTCCAAATTCTGAATGTAAGAATTGGATTTTTGACTACCTTGGCAAACGTGGTGGGCAAGCAACACAAGAAGATACTTACAAGGATTTCTTCACAAGCCATAAGCATTTGATGACTGCTCAAGAAATTCGCACTAAGTTTCATAAGCGACAGGTTCAACGCAGAGTATGCGAAATGCGCTTCACTGAAGATAGCAAGAATAATCCTATCAACGCCTTGATTGAACCGTATACCGGCAAGAAAGACGAATATTATACTTTGACTAAGTATGGTATGGAACTTTATCAAAAGGAACTTGCAAAGGAACTCGAAAAAGAGTCTGCCAAGCAAAAACACTACGTGCAAACTGTCTTGGATGGTATGACCGCAGAAGGTTAGTTTTATTGTGAAGGGGGCTTGCAAACCCCCTTCACTTACGGTAATATATTGATGTAAGCCCCGGTGGTGGAACGGTAGACACGACAGACTTAAAATCTGTTATCGCAAGATGTACGAGTTCGAATCTCGTCTGGGGCATTGAGAGAGGTTTCGGTTAGGGTAAACCTCGGTCGGCAAGAAATGTTAATGCAGGTGGGAAATCGCTACTGGTTTACTAGTCACCAAGTCGGGCTCCACACAGACCTCTCTCTTTTAAATTCGGGTTGGTAGCTCAGTGGTAGTAGCGTCGCACTTTTAATGCGAATGTCGAGGGTTCGAATCCCTCCCGACCCATAACAAGGTTCTTGTTTCCATTACGCTGTATAAGTAATATATGGAAACAAGAACCTGCAGAAAATGCAATAATATTATCCCACGAAAAAAAATGGTCGATGGGAAAATTCGCAACTTACAAAATAGAAAGTTTTGTCTTGATTGTAGCCCTTTTGGTAGCAATAACACAAAACCAGATATTGATAGTCCTACAAAAAAACCTATAAGGAAGCCATATTCAGAATGGGATGAGTCATACAAAAAATATCATCGTGATAAAATGGCTCGTAAAAGAATTGAAAGAAAAGACGAGTTAGTAAAACTTTCAGGTGGATGTTGTTCTGTGTGTGGATACGATAAATGTAGAGGAGCTTTGTCTTTTCATCATTTAAAACCAGAAGAAAAATCTTTTGGTTTGTCAGCGGAAAATCTACATAATCGTTCTTGGGATGATATACTTAATGAGTGGCAAAAGTGTATCCTGTTATGTTTAAACTGCCATATGGAAATTCATTCTTCCGAAAGTAATTAATATGAAGTTGTTTTCAGTTTCAAAATCTCAAATTGTAATTTTAAGTTCATTGCTTTTAATTGGTTTTATAAGCATAAAATTATATTCTGATTACAATCAAAGACAACAACAAATCATCGAACAAAAGAAAAAAAATGATTTGCTTCGATGGGCTGAAAATGAACGTATTTTGAAAGAGTTAAAATGGAAAGAAGAAGAAAAGCAAAGAGAAATTGCTGAACAAAAAAAAGAACAACGGATGGCAAATGAAAGAAAACTTTTTGTGCCATATATTAAAAGAGAATTAATTAAAGCAGATATTTTTGGGAAAGTCAGTGTTGTTCAAAAAAGTGATAGAATTTTATTAATTAAAGTTCAAGATATGCTCGGCTCTAATGAGTGCTGGTTACGATGGCATCACCCAAAACAAGAGTACAATTACTATTATTTAGAAGCAGAAAAACTAGGTTTTAAAGAAGTAATTATTTACGAACAGTCAACAAAATGGCTTGTTCATAAATATACATATAATAGTGAAGCAAACTGGCATTACGAAAGTCAGTGGCAAGGTTAACCCCACTTTTCACTTGGGTCTTTATATCTTTCTACCAAGTGAAAACCAATCCCCTTCTTATGGTCGCAAGAAGGGGATTTTCTATTAACTAACGCTATAACATAAAAAATCGAAAGATTTTTTAAGATATATCTCTCATTAATATTTTTTATTTCTTGACATATGCCTATATATGCTATATACTTTATGTATTGAAAACAAGGAGATGTTATGGAAACAGTAACATTCAAAACACTGGCCCAATTGGCTGAAGAACTTCAGCCTGTCCTCAATGAGAAAAAGCAACTTCACGAAGAAGATGGCTTGTATGATGCAGAAGATGTCAAGGTTTATATTGATGTTTTTCGAAAGAGCATCACTCGTCATCAAGGTACGGAGTTCATTTCAGGGCGAATTCAACCTGAACAACTTGCAGAAAAAGCAAGTGTAAAATTTGGCAAGGCACTTGAAGTCTCCAAAGTTGATGATAACGGAATACACCTTTCTGTTCACCTCAAGGAAGTAAGAGCCACCAGCTAAGACAAATCCCCTCTGAAAATTGAGGGGATTTTTTCTTGACATATGGCAAAAACAGATATATACTTTTTATAAGTTAAAGGGACGATGAAGACTCTAATGAAAACGCTAGAAACGGTTTATGCTATTATGTATTTTTTGATTGCTATTATTGCCGCTATTATTCTGTACCCATTATCTTTTTTGTTTAGCAAGGTACATCACGAAGAAAGCGGTTATGACAAGTGAAATATATCCTGTACCAAGTTGATAATGATTTCAATGTAATTAATAAGTTTATGTTCAAAGAGGCAACACTTACTTATGAATACATTAACAAGCATATTTCAGAAGAACCAGATGTTAATTTTCTTCTTCTCAAATTAGATGATAAGAAAGATATCGAATCTGTTGCCACATATCGTAGTGGAAAAAACGAAAAAATTCTTTATTAAAGACTAAGATTGATGATAGAATAGATATGAGGAACCAAATGTCAATAGTTTTAAAAAATGAATCTTGTCTTGATTTTCTTCCGACCATTGAAGATAAAAGTGTTAATCTTGTTTTGATTGACCCACCGTATACAATTTCTCGTGCCACTGGTTTTGAATCGTGTGGAGAGAAAGGTGTGGAAAGATTTAAAATGTCCTATGAGTTTGGCGAATGGGACAATGAAATCTTTGTTCTTGATAAAGTGATGCAAGAATGTCATCGTATTCTTAAACCCGGTGGAACTTTGATTTGCTTCTATGACCTCTGGAAAATAGAAACATTAAAAAAATGGATTGAAGATGCTAAATTCAAACAGTTAAGGTTCATTGAATGGGTTAAGACAAATCCAGTTCCTATTAACTCAAAAATTAACTATCTTACAAACTCTAGAGAAATTGCTTTAACTGCTATCAAGGGTGCAAAGCCAACATTCCATTCAGAGTATGACAAGGGCATTTATGAGTTTGCTATTTGTCATGAGAGAGACCGTTTTCACCCAACACAAAAACCACTTAATCTCTTACAAGCATTAATAAACAAACACTCTAATGAAGGCGATTTGGTTTTGGACTGTTTTGCAGGTTCAGCCTCTTGTGCTGTTGCTTGCCATAACACAGGAAGAAACTTTATCGGTTGCGAGTTAGATGAAACTTATTTTACAAAAGCAACTGAAAGAATACAGAAATTAAATGACAAAAGTACAGATGTTTCTTCAAGTGGCACAACCAAATGATGAAGGGAAAACACGTCTTTGGCTCTACAGTGAGTTAGAGGCATTATTTCCAGGTGTAACTTTTCAAACAAAAAATGGTGGTGATTGGAACCGCTCTGATGGACAATTAAGAGATTTCATTGTCTATCGTGAAAAAGACAAAAACCGCACAATTGGAATACGGCTTGATGGATACAAAGACACTTGTATTGAAAAACGTATTCGAACAGATATTTTTAAATCAATCAAGAAGCAAAGATGTCGTGTTGTTGATGTTGGTGGTGAAAACATAGAATGCGACCATAAAGATGGACGTTATACCTCAGAGACTTATTCTGTTGTAGAAAATCAAAAAGAAGATGATTTTCAGCCACTTTTAAGAAATGTAAATCTATCTAAACGAACTCATTGCAAAATATGTGAAGAGACAAACTTAAGATATGATGCTACAAGACTAGGGTATTCATATGGTTGGGTTTCTGGTGGTGCTAAATATGAGGGGACTTGT